CCAAGGTGGTGGCGGTAACGATAATTTTGTTAGATTAACAGGATTTGGAACAAACAACACAGGACTTGTACTACAAGGTATGCACTCGGACGGCAGTATTGATGCAGATGAAACAGGCGATCACGAGGCATATTGGACTGTAACAGGTGACTACAATGAGTTTTCCAGTTTTCAAACAGATACCAACCGAGGCAACGGAAGTGGAGATAGTCATCATTTGGCACATATAATTGATGGCGACTACAATGATGTTTGGCATAGACAAAGAGGCAAAGCAGGCCATGACGGTTTTATAGAAATCACAGGCGATTACAATGATGTGCTTTTAGACCAAAAAGGCAGTGGTGGTAAAAAATGGGCAGATATCGTTTTAGATGGCAATGGACATAGTGTTGATATAAATCAACGTGGTACAAATTATGCATCAGCGGCAGTTGATTTAACATTTGGTACAGGTGCTTACACATTTGATTTATCACAGAATGTTTCATCAGCAACAGCAACATACTCACTTACAGGTATATGTAATAATTCAGGAGGCTGTTCAGTCTCAGTCAACCAAAACAATTAAACTCTATAAATATTGACATGGAGATCTTTTACGATAAAGGTCAGTATTTTTCTCATACAGATTATTTCAAATTAAAAGAAAGAACTGATAGTAACCAAAAATATATCTACCCTATAGAAATAGATATGTCTATTTCTTGTCCTCCCTATGATAATTTAGAATTAGTAGAACGTGCAGAAAATTTTACATACGAGATACCTGATAATATTTTAAATGATGTAAATAAAGGTTTATGTAAAATACTATTTGATTTTACACATGAATGTTATGATATAACATACAAGTATAACGGTAATAAAGATTATACACACATAATAATCATGAACACACAAAACAAATATAATTTAGATAAATCAGAAGTTATATTGGCATGTGGTAATATAAAACCTTTTAAAGATGTTAGTTATAATGTAGTAACAGTACAAAGCCAAATGTTTATGCCAGTTTATCAGGGTGATGCCTATTTACAAGAAAAAAGGGATAATATTTTAAATGGTAAAGAAAACAAATATAAATTGCTTACCTTTATGGGTAAACCATATAAACACAGAGCCAGATTAGCAAAATTTATATATTCACAAAATTTAAAAAAATATAATATTGTATCTTGTTTAACACCCTTTGATGATATTAAAGTATCTGATTGGAAAGAAGAATTACAACTTAGTGATGAATTCTTAAACACATTACCCTGGGAATATGATGCAACAACGGAAGATGTACATAATAATATTAAATGTTCTCTTACAACTACTCCTGAAAAACAAGCACATGCAGATTCTTACATAAGTTTTGTAAGCGAAACATTTTTCGAATATACTAGTTTAGACGATAATCCTTTTGAATTAGATATGACAGCGAAATCGACAAAACCAATTGTAACTATGCAACCATTTATACTACATGCTCAAATAGGAGCATTAGCATATATTAAAAGTTTAGGATTTGAAACATTTAGTAATTATTGGGACGAATCATACGACGGACTAACGAATCATTATAAAAGATATAAAGAATTAATAACCTTATACAAAACATTAAGTCTGACACCTCATAAAGAATTGACTTTAATGGTTAAGGATATGTATCCAATACTTCAACATAATTTAGATCTTTATAACGATATAAGGGATAATGGTAAATATTTAAAAGAACTCTATGGTACATTAAAATCCATGTATCAATAAATGCTTGACAAGGCGTAGTTTTTTTGCTATAATTATTTTGAACTATGAAACATATGATCAAATGGCTGAAGATAACAGCCGGTATAAACTTATATCTATCCGTTATAATGACGTTTGTGTTTTTAACACTACTGTTTGCAATAGTATCTGATTATAATTTAACTAATGCAGACGAATATGTTAGGTTCTTAATAAAAGAAGAAATGCAAAAAGACCCTAATGGAAATAACTAATTACACAAACAGTCTTAAGATTTATTTTCTTGCTTTTGTAAGTGTACACATAATTGCATTCGGTGTGTTCTTCCCATTGATAGCATTTTTAATATTTTGTGTATTAATGCCTTTTCTTTGGATTACTACAGTCTATATGATAATGTTTAATTATTGTAGACAAGAAGGTATAGGCTGGCCCTACACAGAAGGTAATCCAGTTTTACTAGACCCGCATTTAACTCCTTTTTATTACTTAAACGATTACGACCCATTTATAGACTACTTTGATTATGACCCACGTTACTAAGTACACAAACAGTTTGAGAAACTATGCTATTGCTGTAGCAAGTGCTCACGTAGTAGCATTAGGTTGGTTATATCCAAATGTACTAATGTTTATAGTTGTTCCCCCAGCAATATTTTATTTGCTTTTCTTATATTGCGAATTGATGTACGAAATAGAAGTTGGATACAGACAAAAACTATTGGAAAAAATTAGAGAAGCAGAAGATGATGTTACAAGAGATGTATTAACATGGGAATTAATATTACATGAAGAACATAGTTTGTTTGGAAATGCTTCAAACGACAGGTTAGGTTTTTAATTTAATGATAAATATATTATGTTATAATGACAGATGGTTTTATAACAATCTTATATATAGGAGAAAAAGATGAATAAATTGAAAAATGTATTTTTTGGTGTATTCTTTGTTATGTTCGCTCAAGGTTGTGCTACAGTTGGTACTGTAATCGACGGCGGTCAAAAACTTGCAACAGATACAATTGATACGGTTACTGGCACAGCCAGTGGTATTGTTGGTTCAGTGGCAAATGATGTTGGTAGTATTGTTCAAACTGGTGCAGAAGTAGGTGTTGGATTAGTCCAAACTGCGGCTGATACAGGTGCTGGATTAGTGAAAGTTGTTGCTGACGAAGTAAACGACCAAACTGATGCTTTACAAGACGAAGACAAAAAAGAAGAAGCAAAAGAAGAGCCAAAAAAGTAACACGCTCATTCTTTAAACCCTTTAAGTTTTTAACTAAAAACGAAAAGGTAAAAGTCTTACCCTCAGTAGAGGATGAGCAGGTTTCAGACGAGGAGATCCAAGAGTTTATTAAACAGGTAAAAATGTATCAAAAACTTATGGAATACTGCTCTAAGAATCCTAAAGAGTGTGAATAATTGTGAAAAGAGCGATAATTTGTTTATTGTCGCTTTTTTCTTCTAGTCTATTTGCCTTAGACCTAACATACAATCCTCCAATAGATCCCTATTACTGTGATAATAATCCAGTAGAATGTATACCTCTTCCTAGCAGGATACCTCAGTTTGAAATACATGAGCGAACCACAACAGTACAATGGGTTACATTTTTTACATTCCAAGTATTAGATGCTTACTCAACATCACGAGCAATGAAATATGATTGTATAAAAGAAATAAATCCACTGTACACAGAACGCCCAAATGATGCTAGACTAGTTGCAACAAAAACTTTATTACTGGCTCCAGCATTGTTATACAACGATGGTTATAAAAAAGTCACTCCAGAAGAATTAGATAGTACTAATATGGTATATATGTTTGTGGTAGCAAATAACTTTAGATTGCTAAACGACGCCAAGCGAAACTGCAATAAAATACGATAAATACTAGTATGAAATGGTTATACAGCGGGTACGCGGTAGCAGTATCGATTCTTCTATTACTCGCACTTAGGGTAATTGATCCTACGCCATTACAAAGTTTACGTGGACAGGTATTTGATAGTTATCAACAACTAGATGAAATAGTACCAAGTCAAGATGTTGTGTTGCTTAACTTTGGCGAAAACACATTAGCAACATACGGCCAATATCCCTTCCCCAGACAATATTATGCTCAACTAGTTATAGACGTTGCAAGTAAAAATAGTGGTGTCTTAGGTTGGACTATTATGTTTCCTGAAGCAGATAGATTTCAGGGAGACGAAACTTTCGCTAGTTTCCTACAGCAAAATGTAGTAAACGTACCTGGTGCAAGACGTAATCCTATAAATTTTAATGTACTAAGCCAAACACCTAGTGTAAAAGGTATAAAAACATCTGGACCACATATAGGTACAGGCACAGTAGGACCAGTTCCTGCAAAAGACTATTTGCTTAAATGGCCTAACTTAGTTACTAACATACCTATATTGGAGACTGTAGTAAATGGTAAAGGCGTAAATGCATCTGCACCACAACCAGACAATCAAACACGAACCTATCCATTAGCAATCACAGTAGAGGATAGAATTTATCCTAGTTTTGCTGTTGAAATGCTTAGAGTAAGTAGAGGACAAAAAAGTTATATTGTTAAAACAAGTGAGATAGGTATTCAAGAAGTTGCTGTTAAAGGAGTAACTCCAATTGTTACACAACCAGATGGCACAGCATATATACGTTTTAATAATAGTTTTGAAACTATAGAGTATACTGGTGCTGATAGCATACCAGATCTAGCAGGTAAAATGGTTATAGTAGGTGTAACAGCAGAAGGCATTGCTAACCCGGTACCTACTCCACGTGGTAATTTGTATCCGCAAGAGATACAAGCTCATATGCTACAAAACTTTATAGATGGTAGTAATATAACTAGAAGTCAATTGAGTGCTATCACAGAGCTTCTCATAGGGCTACTGACTATGTTATTAGTTGCTTTAGCAGTATATAGACTACCTTTATTACTTACGGCTCCTATAGCACTTACTGTATTAGGCGGTATAGCATATTATAGTGTAAAACAATACACAGGAAGTTTAGTATTAGTAGATGCTACTTTCCCTGTATTAAGTGGCTTTTTGGTATTTACACAGGCGGCATTTAATAATTTTTACAAACAGTTTAAATTACGTGAACAAATTAAGAAACAGTTTGAGCATTACTTGGCACCAGCAATGGTTAAAAAGTTACAAAAAGATCCAAGTCTATTACGTTTAGGTGGAGACACAAGAACAATGACATACTTGTTCTCAGACATTCGTGGATTCACTCCAATATCGGAACAGTTTAAAACAGACCCACAAGGCTTAGGTAATCTTATTAACAGATATATGACACCAATGACTGATCTAGTAATGCGTAAAGAAGGAACAATAGACAAATATATAGGCGATGCCTTAATGGCAATATGGAATGCTCCACTTGATGTAGACAATCACGCTCAGTTGGCAATAGAAACAGCACAGGAAATGGAAGTAGAACTTAAAAAACTAAACAAACAACTTAAAGCAGATGGACTTATGGAGTTAGGTGTTGGTATAGGTATTAACACAGGTGATGCAGTTGTAGGTAACATGGGCAGTAATCAACGTTTTGATTATACTGTTTTAGGTGATAGTGTAAACTTAGCGGCAAGACTAGAAGCACAAACAAAAGAGTATGGTGTGTTCTTTATGTTTACAGAGCATACACTAAAACAAATTAACACTCCGGAAAATTTAGTAATGCTAGATAAAATTGCTGTAAAAGGACAGACAGCACCTGTAACAATTTATACTATACTAAATGACCACAAGTATGCAAGAGTAGTAAACAGAATGGTAGATGCATACCAAAACAGAGAGTGGGCAACTTGCTCAAATCAAATAGTTATAATAAAAGATCATAACTGGAATAATACACTAGCAGAACTTTATGCAGAAAGAATTAAACAACCAATGCCAACAGGAGATTGGGACGGAGTTGAACGTAAAACAACTAAATAGTAGTATGAAAAACTTTTTACACAATATATCACAGAAAGTAAAGCCTTCATTAGTATGGCTATGGCAAAAGACTAAGATTGCAGTCCAGTTTATCGTAAAACTATTAATTACAATATGGAAAGCAATACTAAGACTTTGGTTTAAAATTATCTATGAAGAATATGAATTAACAGTATGGTACTTAAAAGATTCTGTTAGAGATAAAGACGGAAACATCACAACTACAAGATCACATAAAAGATATCTTTTAAAGAAAATTTCTAAGAAAACTCCAAAACATATCAAAGGAAAGGATATGGACGGAAGAGCATTTGAAATTAGAACTGTAGAACCTTTTGATTATCAGATAAGAAAAATTTATTAATTACTCGTCTGGGGTCCAATCCTTTAAATTTCTAAAAAACATATAGTAATGTCTAAAATCTTTCAGTTGTTGTTTAGCATGGAAAAGTTCTAAAGGAACTCCCTTACCATGGTTAACTAATGGAAAATAATATCTTTTAATAATTCTTTCTAATTTTTTTGTATCGGCACCTAAGGCATCTAAAATTATATTATTAAAAAGGCGGTCAGTAACCAGGTCAACTAGCCAATAATGATGAGGATTATCTGGATTATATCTTCTAATTACTTCTCTAGATTCGTAAAATAATGCTCTAATTGGATTCATACCTGGCCTGTAAGGTTGCATAGTTTCTTTGAATCTAAAACTTTCATGCTCTGAAGACATGTTTTTCATTACACGAGCGTAGTCTTTTTTCATTGCTTCGTTTAGAGATTCGATATTTTCACCAATATTCTGGTGATACTCTTTTAGAAGTTTATCAAACATTTTTTGATACTTTGCGGGTAACTGGTCATAATAGACATCTTGAATTTGGTCTATTTCTATGGCCCCTTCTAGTAATGTATGTGGTATGGTTTTAGTTCTTTGAAACTTGTCTAATTCGGTTGTTATCCGCAAAATAACAAAATCGATTATTTCGCCTTTGCTCATGTCTAGTATTTATCAAGAATTTATTTGTAGTATTGTGTGTAGTTTATCTGTGCCACCGTTTTTATGTAAGGTAATTTTTGCCCCATTATGTAATGGCTTAGGCCATTGACCAATGTCTACCCAGGCATAACCGGCACTCTCTCCATTAAGTTTTGGTGGCTGGAATTCTTGTTCTACTACATAAACGAAACTGTAATAGTAAAAGTTTTTGTCGCTACTTTGATATACATCTATAGGATTTAGTTTTTGTAGTTCTGGAACGAACCCGATTTCCTCTTCTAATTCACGTTGTATACATTGATAAGGAGATTCTCCTACTTCAATTATACCTCCCCAAAAACCCCATGTGTGATTAAATCGTTTGTTGCCCTCTCTGAGTTGCAACATACATCTGCCTGTATCTTTAGCAAGGAATACTACTCCTGCCGCTGTTGTTGTCATCTTAAAGTGTTAATCTCCAAAATCCTGGATTGTATTCTCCTTCATAACTACTTATCCAGATTCCGTCAGCCCACTTGTATTGACTGGTTGTAAATGTATTAATTACTTGTTGTTCTGTAGTATTTGCACTAGAGTCAAATACAACTATCCATTTAGAACCGTTGTATTGTATAATGTCGTTTGCAGAAGCATCAACACTCCATTTTGGGTATCCTGTTACAGATAAATCTTCTGTAATTAAATATCTTTGATCAACTGCCGCCGCGGCTAATGTGCCGTCTCCAGGAAAAGAATCTCTTGGGTCTATAATTTTATCTACTGCGGTTAATGTTGTTGAGGGCAATGTTTCTTTATCTATATTAAAAATTAATGAAGTCTCACTTAATGGATTAGCAGTTACAGTACCTATTACTTCGTTTAGTAGGTCGTCGCTGTCTGTACCAATATTTAATTTTAATAGACTAGTTGCAGTAAGTTCTCCTACCATATCTATAATATCACTCCACTTTTGCGGAACTCCACCTGCATCTACAAGAGTAGCACCGCTACCCACTATTTGTATATAATAATCATTTGGTGTAACAACTATTTCAGCAGTATCTTCAACGTTACCAAAGAAGTCGCCGTAGTCTTCACTAAAGCCTAAGCCTTCTACACTATTGGTTGAATGTACATCTGCTATAATACGTTGTATAATACTTTGTCTTTTGACTTTTGCTGGAGGACTTATCCAAATAGGTATGGCAAATGTTAAAGTAGATATATCTAAATTTTCATCAACACCTGCAGGTATGCCTCTACTACTCCATGCAATATCTGTTAATTCAACCTCAAATACACTAGACCAATCTAATGGATTATCGTTACTTTGTAATTGGATACTGGGATTAAATAAAACAAATATTTGTTCTAGAACCTGTAGTTTAGTATCTGTATTAGTAGTCCATATGTCTACTTGAAGTGTCATATTAAATGGAACAGGCATATACCTTTGTGTAGTATATAAATTACCTTGTTCAGATGTATATTTTCCTTGTACAGAATCCCATTCTCTTTCTGCAACTTGATTAGTATCAACTAAGAATGGTTCATGTGTTCTATCTCTTGCCGGCTGTATACTAGCAATGTTTACACTTATAAAAGGTGCAGAGTTTATTATGTTTTCTGAATTATTTCTTAAAATGCTAGAAACCATTCTTTGTGCATCACCGTATCTTGCAGGTATACGATTATATTTTACGCCTTTTTTAGTATTCTCTCTTACTTTAAAATTAGAGAATATTCGTATGAGTTGAATTAGATATCTTTTTATCTGCTCGTCATACCAATAATCTAAATTTTTTCCTGCCATTTTATTCTTCTTCCAAATCTATTTTGTTTTGTATGTCTCTAATAGCATCTTCAAATACTTCTTCTAATTCGTAAATAGCACTTTCTAAATTATTTTTTGCCCTGTAAACTTGATTGACATTATATTCGTCTAATTCCAGTCCGTGTTGTTCTGCTATATTAGAAAGACTGCTAATAATTTCCATGTGCATATCTGCATATTTAATATTTTTTGTTTCTTTTCTTGCAGATTCTAAAGCACCTTGCAAGTCATATAACTTGTCTTCTAATGGACCTAGGTCTTCTTTTAAAATTATGTCGTTTAGTTTCATTTTAATTATCCGTTTTTGGCTTTAATACTTTACTTAAATTTTGTCTTTCGTTTATTGTTTCACCATCATTTGTATTTGTTAAGTTATTGTTATTGATAAACCCTTGTAAGATTCTATTAGCCGCTGACCAAACACCTCTACTATCGGTACCAACATTTAACCAACGTGTTCCAGACTTTTTAAATAGTCTGTTAGGACTAAAGTCTGTCCTTAAAAAATAATCGCCGTCACTTGTTCCACTTTGTGGAAAACTTTCTCCACTGCCTACTAAACTTATTCCGTTTATAGGTGTACCGTCTCCAGCCGCAAAGTCTAATGTCGGTGACGGTTTGCCTGGTACTGAATCATCAAAATATAAATGTGCAGTATCTCTAAACTGTGGTGCAAATGGAACGTCATTTTCTGCTTGTTCTAATATTTTATCATTAATATTAATTTCATTTGCGTATGTACTGATTAGATTTCTTAAATCTTCTTCCTCTTCACCTGTACCAAGAATGTCTCTGTATTCTTGACTATCAGTTATTGGACCTAATTTAACTCTCCAAAGATGAGGCCACCAACGAGGGTCGTATCCTTCTGCTGGCCTGCTTCCGTCAGTAACTACATAAAATCTGTTTATTGCCTCTTCACTACCTAATAATAAATCGTCTCGTAAATGAGGAAGTTCTAGTACATCACCGGGCATTAATTTCCTGCCTATAGATTCAACCATGCTTTCAATATGGAAGTTCATGAACAATGTATCATTTGCTAGGAACATACCAAATTGTGTTAGATCAAAGGCATCATTATCACCTAAATTGTATTGTCCTCGTAATTCGTATATGTCTTCGCTATACTTTCTATCTCTGTTTTCTAAAAATAGTAAGTCTTGTATAAACACTTCTGAATTACTGCCGGCACTTGAAGGCCTTGTAGGATCATTTTCGTCTACAGTTTCATGTACTCCTAAATATTTATGAATATTTACTCCGGTTCCTCCGGCGTAGATGTGCTCACCAACTATTCTGTCAGTAAAAGTGTAGTCATTTCCCTTGACCGGATTCCATAAACTTAATCTAGGCATACTACTATTTATCAGTCTTCACTTCTTACTGAGGACTGTCCTAATACTAATAATTTTTTAGCAATGTTTTGATTATTAGAACACGAATCCATACAAGTATAACAGTATTTTCCGTTTAAATCACCATTCATACCTGCAGGTAAGTCTTTTTTAAATAAATTTGAATTTAAAATATCTTCTATTTTATTATCTTTACTTAAAACATTATTATAATTTCCATACATTTCATTAATTTGTTTTTCACCAGTTTGAATTTTATTTGCATGA